TGGTATGCAGAGGAATGGTCAGAAGATAGTCAATCTTCTACTCCCGATTGCTACTCACTAGATGGTGTGTATCCAAACAAGAACAGTCATGCCATGCAGAATGACATGTGTGTTTCTTGCCCACAGAATGCTTGGGGTTCTAGGACTACACCGACAGGGAATAAAGTTAAGGCTTGTGTCGATCAGAAACGATTGGCAGTTGTCTTAGCAGAGGGCCCATTTAGTGAAGCATACTTACTACAAGTTACTCCTGCGTCTTTGAAGAACTTGAATGCTTATCAAAAAGAATTGTCCATGCGTGGTATTGCACCCGAGATAGTAAGGACAAGGATAGAGTTTGATACACTAGCCGCTTTCCCGAAGCTACGATTTAGCTTCCGTGGATTCAATAGTGATAAGAACCAAACTCTTGTCGATGAGCATTTGGGGACTAAACAGACTAGGATTGTCACAGGAGAACTTGCTGTTGAAACAGGACAGTCCGCCCACGGATTCGATGATTTCGGTTTTGTCGAAGAAGATGGATTTATATTAACCAATGAACTAGGAGGTTCAGACTATGAATAAAACTTTTACAACCGCTAAAGGGATTGCGTACTACCCTTACATCAGTGCGCCCGACACTAAGTTTGATGAGCAAGGACACTACAAGGTGAACCTTTGTTTGTCAGAGGAAGATGCTCAGCCTGTGATTGAAGTTATCAAGCAGACTGTTGTTGAAGGTATTAAGGCTTTGAAGAAAGACAAGCCTAATATGGAAATCAAACAAGCACCCCTTCCGTTTAGTAAAGAGGTGGATGAAGATGGTAATCCTACAGGTAATGTGATTATTAAATTCAAATCGAAAGCCGCATATAAACCTGCTGTCTTTGATAGCGCAGGTAATATGATGACCAAATCAAATATCTATGGTGGGTCAGAACTCAAGGTCAATGGCTCATGTGCTTTCTTTCACACAGCTATGATCGGTGCAGGTGTATCAATCAGACTCAGAGCAGTACAAGTCATCTCATATGTAGAAGGTGCGAGTGGTGCTAACAAGTTTGGGTTCGATGCGGTAGAAGGGTTCACCATAGAGGAAGATGTTTCTGTGAGTGAGACTTCTCCTGCTGCAGCTGCAGCGGAAGAACCAACTCCTGCTCCTGCCAAACCAAAGGTAGTGCAAGCTATTAAACCTGTGCAACAAGCGAAGCCTGTTGAAACACCAAAGGTAGTCGAAGAGCCAAAGGCGGCAAAGACTGTTAGTGGTGCTGATGACCTAGCCGCAGAGATCGCACAACTCGTAGGAGATGTGGACAATGGCTAACACACCACCTCTTGATTTCAAGAAAGTGGAAGCCTTACGAAAGCATATGCTTTTGACCACAGGTAACATGGCACAACTTCTTGGTGTGTCTCGTATGACTTATTATGGTTGGGTTAAGGGTAACAAAATCCGTAAGAACAATGATAAGAAAGTACGAAGCACACTCAAGGAACTGCTTGATGTTATGACAGAAGGGTGGCCTGCACCCGATGTTATAGCTATGGAACAGAAGTATAGATTCCAAAGGCTTCTTGAGGTTATTGACAAAACAGGGTAGTATAACAAGGGGAGAGTTTCTGCTCTCCCCTATAACATAGGTAGGTAATATGAACACGCTAGAGTTTCTCAAGCGAGTCCTACCGATAGAAGGGTTTTATGTAACCACTGTTATCAACCAAGATGGTCGGAAACAGGGTTTCTTTGAGTCGGTAGAAGAACTTGCACATACATGTGAAAGATTAGATAGCACAGGTAACAACACTTATTTCGCTATATCTTCTTTCAATGCTAAAGGTAACAGAAAACAAGACAACGTTAGGGCTACTAAGGTTGTAGCTATAGATGTGGATTGTGGTGAAGGAAAGCCATACGCATCTTGGAAAGAAGGATTACAAGAACTAGGTAAGTTTGTACACACAATGAGTTTACCCAAGCCGATGATAGTATACTCGGGTAATGGGTTGCATGTGTATTGGGTACTTACAGAAGAACTAGAACCACAAGATTGGAAGCCACTAGCCAATGCTATGAAACAAGCGGCATTGGACAAAGAGTTTAAGATTGATGCAGGACTCACAGCTAACAGTGCGTTAGTGCTAAGACCTGTTGGTACACACAATCCAAAGAATGGTAACGAAGTAAAACTTTTGGTAGACGCAGAACCAGTAGAGGTTTCTGCTCTGACCGAATCGCTATCTTATTTCTACCGTGATGTGCCCGGGCCGCAAGAAGGTCATACTCGTGACAACACGTTGCTTGAAAATCTTGTGTCCAAACAAGAGTTCCCACTTGCTGTTGGTTCAATAGTCAAATCTAAATGTAAGCAGATTGACTGGGCAGTAGATAATCAAGACAAGGTTGATGAGCCACTATGGTATGACCTAATAGGTGTAGCCGCTTTCTGTAATGATGCAGAGAAGACAGCAGTAGAGTGGAGTCAACGTCATCCTAAGTTTGATTATCAAGCTACTATAAGTAAACTTAACCATTGGAAAGATTCAGCTAGTGGCCCAACAACTTGTGGTAAGTTTGAAATAGATAGACCGAACGGGTGTAGAGGATGTGTATACAAAGGTAAGATAGGATCACCTGCAAGACTAGGTGTTCAGTATCAAGAAGCACCGCTGTCAGCAGAAGCACCCGATGCTCAAGCTAATCAGATACCAATACCAAAACCATTTAAGAGAACACAAGATGGTATAAAAGTTACCATAGATGATACAGATATAGATGTCTGTAAGTTTGATATATACCCTGTCAGCTATGGACTAGATGAATCATTAGGGTATGAAACAGTTAGATACCACTGGAATAGACCTCACATGGGGTGGCAAGACCTTGTGCTAAGACAGGCATATCTAACAGAAGGCAATCGTGAGTTCGCTACAGCTATAGCAGATCAAGGGATTGTATTATATAACAAAAGACAAACGGAGTATTTTCAGCTTATGTTAAGAACATATATGGATGAGTTGAGGCAAATCCGTACTATGACTAACTTATATTCTACTATGGGTTGGAAAGAGAAGAATACGGCATTTGTCTTAGGCGATACACTTCTAAAGCGAACAGCAGAAGGAGTGACAGAAGAATCAATTAGTCTTGCATCGGGCATACAAAAGCAAGGTGCAGACTTATTTACAAGTAAAGGTGATGCAGAGCAGTGGATAAACCTAACATCAGTGTTAGAAAAAGCAGGTTTGAAATCACATATGTTTACTTTAGGTGTTGGCTTTTCAGCACCATTGTATAACTTCACAGGACTCAAGGGATTAACTGTATCTCTCTATGGCCCAACTGGTGGTGGTAAAACACTGGCACAATACTGGGCGCAGTCTATTTATGGCAACCCCGACAAGCTACACTTTGCGGCTAAGTACACACAGAACAGTCTATTCTCACGACTTGGTACATACGCTAACCTGCCGCTGACAATAGATGAAGTAACTATGATGCAGGATAAAGAGGTCGGTGACTTCTGTTATTGGGTATCACAGGGTAGAGATAAAGCTAGGTTGAATCGTAATGCTGAAGAAAGAGATGCAAAGACATGGGCAACACCTGTCATAGTATCTACCAACAAGTCTCTACAAAGTAAGCTGATAGCGTCTGGTCTGGATACAGATGCACAGATGGCTCGTCTACTAGAACTTACTGTACCATCTGTACCTTTATTTACTCGAGGCTCTGAAGCAGGTCGTAAAATATATGAAGCTGTCCATGCTCATTATGGGTCAGTAGGAAGACAATATATCATAAACTTATTGTCAATGGGTGAAGAAGGTATCCAGTCTGCAATAGCTGAAGCATCAGATAACTTCCATAAGAAGTATAAAGCTAAGTTTAGTGGTGAAGAAAGATACTGGGAACAGTCAATCATACTAGCAGACTTAGGTATGAAACTAGCTAGTGAGTGGGGATTAATTAAGTTTGATTACACACAAGCTACCGAGTGGGTACTAGCACAGATAGGTGCTATCCGTAGGACAGTACAAGAGAACCAAGTTGATTGCTTTGATCTTGTTGCTGAGTATATGGCTGACTGTGCTGATACATCTGTAACCATCATGCACACTGTAGGACAGAAACCACAACCCGACTTCTCTAGGATACCAAGGGGTGACATCCGAATCAGATTGGATGTGTTTAGAAAATCACCTGCCGAAGTATTTGATAAGGGTACTATGATGATTGATAGGACTCACTTTAGGAAATGGTTGTCTGTGCGGGGCGCTGATTACAAGTCATTCAAACAGGAACTTACTGTAGAGAATGCGTTAGCTACACCACGTTCAGAGAAAGCATCACTAGGTAAGGATACTCCAATCAAACTAGCACAAAGCTATGTCATAGGATTCAATCTAACACACCCAAGATTCCAAAGTCTGCTTGAGAATGCAGACACAGCGGCTGATGATATGGCATATGGACAGCTACAGGTAGTGAAAGATAAAGACGTTTGATAAAATAAGATTACCTAATGGTAGATACCTTTATCTTAGGTTGGATACTCCGCCATACAAGTTTGCACACCCTAAAACCATAGAGCGTATAAACAAGAAATTGTTTAGCGCAGAGCGAATTTGGCAGAAAAGACAGGAGTATCTGAAAAAACAAGCCTCTGAGAAGCCCGTACAGAGGCGAAACGACCCTTCTAGGTAGTTTAGTACCCCCCTAATTTGCCTCTACTCCATAGATATCTAGCAGATCATTGATGGTTGGACGTATCGTAGTTGGTGCAAACTTCCTATATCTGTTCACACTATTCTTTTTAGCAGACTTTAATGACTTGTTTGCAGAACCAACGAAGTCTTTGAAATAAAACTCTGTACCTTTGGTATCTCTGTTGTGTTCTTTAACCAAGTCTAAGATTCTACGAACCTCATCTCTATCACCCTCTAGCTTAGCTTTGATATAGGCTTGCTTGTAGTGAGCCTTCATATCTTGAACATAGGCTTGAGTCTGCTTTGTCATTCTGATGATATCGTTCTGCACCATAACTTGATATGGATAGAATCCCATCATTCTAAATACAGATGTCATAACACCTACATCATTATCTAGGACTGTACCATCTGCTCTAGTAATCTTTCCATCATGTAGGTATGTCATACCATCAACCAAACCTCTTACAGCAGAAGATGGTGCATCTCTAAGTATATCTGCGAATCGTGTTGTTCCATCTTTCAGGCCCACAGTCTCTGCACCATACCTGAGAAGTTGTGCTCCTGTGCCAAACAACCCTGCCATCCCAGAGTACACTGGCCCAAAGAAGTTCTCTGCTTCTCGCCAATACTCTCCAGCGTGACTCTTTGCTTTGAAAGCACCAGTTAATGGAATCAAATCACCAAAGCCAAGTCTTGTAGATATTGTTGCTCCACTTAATTGGTCAAGTATCCCTCTCATAAATATTGGTGATGCGCCGGGGATGAACGCATCAACAAGCCGTGCAGTTTCTTCCTCTAAGCTTTTCATCTTAATACCAAAAGTTTGAGCAAGAGTATCAACCAAGTCCATCAAGTCGTCAGCAAATGGTAGCCCTTTCATACCTGCCATCAAGAACAGCATGGACAACATAGCTATTCTGCCTTTCTTATCCATACCTTTCATCAACTGAACACTAACAATGACGAACTGTTTATACATGAAAATATATTGTGCTAAGTTTCCTCTAGCCATCTCGGGTCTGTTATACATAGCGTATTCACCCTGTGATGTATTCACTGCCTTCGTAGCAAACTCTTTCGCATTCATCTCAACCTCTGCCCTTTCGTCTACCGGAAGGTTAGAGAGATTAGTTCCAAAACGATTGGATGACAGTATTCTTTCTCGTTCCATCCTGTAAGCAGCTAGGAAGGTAGTACGTCTGTTAAGTTGTTCTGTATAAGAAAACGCAGACATCCATGTTTTAATTAAACCATTATAGTTGTTACTAGCTCTACCTCCTCTTGATGTACCAACGAGTGCATTAAACTGTGCAGCTTGCAGCACACCTGCGGCTGTAGCATCTAGCATAGCATCAGCTTCGTCTTGAGATAGACCATGTTGGCGCTGTAATCTATCAGCTTCTGCTTGTAATGCAGGGTTTCTTGTAGGGTTAGCTACCTGAACCATATAGTCATAGTTGGATAGTCTAAAATTACCAGCATTATAGACTGCTCGTGTCATAGCCCCAGCAGATTTGCCTAGTCCAAAACCACCACCATAACCTCTGTTTGGATTATAACTACCAAGATAAGGTATGGCGTGAGTGACCATAGACATCATGTTTACTGCAGCAGTAGCAATAGAACCACCAAGCTGTAGTAGTACAGCATACAACTTGAACCTAGAACCAACCTCGCCAGATAGAATGTCTTCTGTTGAATCTTGGATACTTGCTGCATCTGCATAAAACTGTAGTAATTTTTTAGCTTCTTCTCTGTAATCTTCACCACGACCTTCGTTAGGTATTTCATTACCATCTCTGTCTTTTGCTTTGACAGGAGCGTTTTGGTCGGCAGAGTGACGATACTGATATGCGTAAGCATCGTATGCTTTTCTAGCTGCTTCTCTTTGTGCTTCTGTACCTCTTGTTGTAGCTTCTTCTAACTGTGTTAGTTTTTCGGGATCACCTCTAAACTTGTTGTTGTCTGCCATAATATCGTTAAGCTGCCATGAGTAAGTAACTTTACCTGCCACATGAGCCTGTGTTTCTAAGTGTTCTGCAACACTTCTAATAACATCTTTATCCCAGCCGGGGTTACCTGATCTTTGCAAACTTCTTCGTGCAGTAGATTGAACACTGGTTAGAGATGTAATAATACGCTGTCGTTCTTGAGGTGTAAGACCAATATCTAAACGCTGAACCACACTCATAAACTCTGTAAGGTTCATAGAGTTAGTAAGTGGTTGTGACTGTCTAGCTTTGGCTACCTGTGCTCTAAATTGTACTTCTCGTACTTGCCCATCTTTATCCCTCATCTGGTAGGTTATAGGGTTAGAACCTTCTGCTACAATATCTTGTAGTCCTTCCGCTATTTTTTGTGCATCAAGCTCAGATTCAGTTTGAAAAAATGGTATCGCCCCAGCATAAGTTTCTTCTAACTCAACTGGTTTACCATCTGTTGTGTATGCCTGCATACGAACTTGCCACTTACCTCGTCTAGTAAATGGTACATACCCAGTTACAAGTGTACGTCTTGCATTAAAGTCTGCGTTAACAGCCCTTTGATCTAACAAGAACAAGTTCTGTATAGCGTTAGTTACATTATACGCTGTACTTTCAGTAAACTGTAATGCTCTTAATCTTGGGATAGAATCAATAATATCTCTATATCTATCAGTCTGAAACTCTGCAGTGTTATCTGTACCGTTCTGCCAATCTTGTACTTTTGAATCGTTATGGAAAGCTCTATTAATAGCTGCTAGGAATGTACCAGCTTTATCAATAGATTCTTGGATTGGCCCATCTAATGTAGCGCCCTCCATATAGAGATTAGAGTATTCTTCTATAATTCTTCTAAATATCTGTACGTCTTCTCCACTAGGTAACGCACCACCTTCGCCTACAAATGTTCTAAAGTTTTCTAGTGCCTGTTCTCTTTGTCCTTTAACTGCATCCATATTAGCTTGAAGAACATCAATAGCCGCTTGGTTTACAGCTGCTCTGTTCTCAGAATAGATACGCCATGTGTTGTCAGTAACAGTAAAAGTTTTAAAATCACGCTCACCGTTACTTAATTCGACAGTAAACCCTCGCTCAAACTCTTCTCTGGATACTGTACCCATTTCTTCTAGCTGTCTACGAACGTCAGCATTTACTTGTGGATCACCTGAATCCATACCTTGCATAAGAACTTCTAGGTCTCGTATCGTCTGATCTGTATTCTGATTGGCTTTTAGTTGTGCACCATAGGCAAGCATTTCACCTGCCTGCTCAAGCTCAAGTTTAGTTGGCCCTTTACTACTAAGACCCATCCAATCTGGTGTATGTGTAAACGCTGTAAGTCTTTCATACTCAGACATCATACGTCTTGTCTTACCAGACTGAAGCTGAAAAATTTTGAAGATCATAGATAGACCTTCACTACGCTGTGCTTTGTTATCTAGCGTCTGTAGTGTTTCAGCCATCTCACCAAAGAAACGACTTAGTGATTTACCTTTAGCTCTTGGTAGTTTTCTTACTAACTCAGATACACTATCAAACCCACCGAATCTACCTGATCTGCGGTTAAGTGCATCAGCTTGGAAAAAGTTAGTAGCGTGGTCAGCTCGTACATCTTCGATTTGGAATCGACCATACTCACTCTCTGACTGTAGGTCTTTTAGGTTAAGAGCTAACTGTTGCGCGCCTACAACACCTCTGCCACCTGTGCGTAAGTTCTTACGAGATTGACTTAGGAAGTACCGGGTAAGGTCAGGATCGCCAACTGCTAACCAATCACCTAACCCAATAACATCTAGCACAGACTGTATAACATTTTTGAGTCTGTCTATCATGCTGACATCAAGCGCAGCTGCTCGTTCAGCAAGCACTTCTTCGACAGCTTCTAGTATATTCATATCAGGATTGGCTTGTTTTATAATATCAGCCGCAGCCCGTACATGACCATCAGTTCTGTATATCTCACGGAAGATAGCATTCATCCTACCACGAGGCATGAACGCACGGAAACCAAAGTGACCTAATGCTTCGTGAGCAACAGTCAATCTAATCTGTTCTTTAGTTCGTGCATAGTCACTAAAGATAATAACTTGGTCACCAACAGAATAACCAACGGCTTCTACTGTATCAAAGTCACCGAGTGGTCTACCAGCTTGAGCACGTTTATAAAGCTCAGGATTAGTCCGAGCTAGTTCTTGTACGTTAGCTACGATAGTAACAGTTGGTTTTACTTTTAGTTTTTTAAGAACCTGTTTAACAATAAGGTCTATCTCACCCTGACCTAGAGGCTCTGTAGGTTTGCCATCTGTTCTACGGAAATTACCCTCTTCATTTTTAGAGTCCATCTCCTTCATAATTTCAGCGGTAGGTTGTAGCCTGTTTACCCTTGCGTTTTCACGCTGAGTACGTCTACCTTTCTTGAGTAGTCGTTGGCCTTCTGCCTGCTGTGATCTAATCTCAGTCTGTGTTTCGGGTGTTGGGTCAGGTACAATACGACCATTAAACAATCTTTTAGTCTTTAAATTACCCCTAGCATCAAAGAAATCTCTAAGTGAATAACCATTAGCCATCAGATAGTTTCTATCTGAGTTAGCAAAAATAGTTTGGATACGGTTAATCTCCCTACTACCAGTAGACTCACCACCTTGTTGGGTTCTTTGTTCTACAGAAGCTCTGTCAGATGTAAGTTCAACTACAGGATTATACCCACTGAATGATTTAAACTCGTATCTTTCTAAGTGTGAGGTAAGAATATCTTCTAGTAGCCTAGAGTTTTCTAGTTGTATCTGTGCTGTCTTTTCAGCAGCAACTTTTCTACCTTTTTTACCTAGAGCTTCTTCGTATGCTTTTCTAAAAGCATCAAAGTCAATCTTATCTCCAGCAGCTTGTTGTCTTCGTAGAGCATTAAGTACCCTATCAGCAGTATCTTGTCCTAGCACCTCACCTTGAGTTTCTTGTGAGATAGCTTGGTTAATAGATTCTTGTTGTGGTGATGTATACCACGCTGGCATATTAGTAAGAGCTACCTGAACCTCAGCAAGTAGTTGGTTTTTAGTAGCGTATTCTAGCCAAGGTTTGTTCTTACCTTTGTTAAAACCTCTAGTAAATGTACCTTCTAGTGGTTGTGCATTAGCTTGAGTTACAAACGCATCATGCAATGCTTTACGTTGCTGTGGTGTAAATTCAGTTTTGTTTAAATACTCAATAGCATCAGCTTGAATACCTTGTTTAGTAAGGTTTGAGTCAACTTCAAAGAATGCAAAAGCCATAAGCTGGTGTGCATAAGACCATGCTTCGCCATGCTTGGTAAAATCAGTGGTTGTATCAAACTTAGCTTTGAACTCGTTGAGTTCTTCTTGTGCTGTTAGCTTTAGGTTATAATAATTATCATCATATATCTTTTGTGCAATATCACCATTAACTGTATTGTTAGCAACAAGCTGACCCCACTGTTGTCTAGCTTCTTGTGGTAGTCTGTCTAGTGGTACAGTTCCAGCGGGTGCTAAATTATTCCATGCTTCAATAGGTGTTTGACCTGTAGCATCAACATACACTGTGCTTATACGAGAGTCTGATTCCTGAGCTTGTTTTTGACGAGCTTCTTGGCGAGCTTCCCGAAGCGCTCGTTGTTCTTCTTGTTGATTCGCTGTTGTCTGGCGTACTGACGCTTTTCTGAGGCGCTCTTGGCCCCTATCCTGTTGGGTAACTTGGCCCCCTTGGGTGTCTCTTCCTCGAACTGCGCTGCCAGATTCGGTTTGTTGGCGTACAGCCACTTCTTCTGTGCTTCCGACTTGAACGGCATCTGTCCTCCTTTGTGGTGTTGGTAATGATGGGTATGAAATAAAAGTCTCCCCTGTTTCAGGATCAACTCGTTCTGTACCTCTACCTACTCTTTCGATAGGTGCTTGCCCTGTAAGCATTGCTCCTGTTATAGGTTGACCTGTTTCTTCTACTAC